TTGAATCAGAAACCTCTGACCGTTCTTTTGAAGAAGAAACCAAGCTGTCAGGCTTCTCCGCTGCACCCGTTAAAGACGAAGGTGCTGCGATTGAGTATGACAACGCACAAGAAGCATTCACTGCTCGTTATACGCACGAGACCGTGGCTATGGGCTTTTCGATCACTGAGGAAGCAATTGAAGATAATCTCTACGATTCGCTCTCTGCACGTTATACGAAAGCTCTAGCACGCGCTATGGCGTACACCAAGCAAGTGAAAGCGGCTGCTATCCTTAACAACGCATTTGCTGCGGGCACCACTTATGGTGATGGACAGACTCTATGTTCAACCGCACACCCGCTTGTTTCTGGTGGCACCAACTCAAACCGTCCAACTACCGCTGCTGATCTTAACGAGACTTCATTAGAAGCCGCCGTTATTCAGATTGCAGGTTGGACTGATGAGCGCGGCCTCTTGATTGCGGCACGTCCTACTAAGCTGATTATTCCGCCGAACCTACAGTTCGTAGCAACTCGTTTGCTTGAGACTGAAGGTCGCGTTGGAACGGCTGACAACGATTTGAACGCACTGCGTAATAACGGCTCTATTCCGGGCGGTTATGCGATCAATCATTATCTGACTGATACTGATGCGTTCTTCTTGATGACTGACGTACCGAATGGCTTGAAGCACTTTGTTCGTGCTCCGATGGCTACATCTATGGATGCAGACTTCGACACTGGCAACTCGCGCTATAAAGCCCGCGAGCGTTACTCTTTCGGCGTATCTGACCCACTTGGGGTTTTCGGATCACCCGGAGCGTAATACGCTACACAAAGAAGGGGGCACATGTTGCCCCTTTTCTTTTTCTACTGTATAAAACAACTATCCCTGACAGGTGCATCCCGCATCTGACACTAGCCACGACAGGAGATCCATATGGCTAATACTACGTTCAACGGCCCCGTTCGTTCAGAGAACGGCTTTCAAATGGTTTCTAAAAATGCCACCACTGGCACTATCACCGTAACTAGCGGCGATAAGATGTCTGTAGAGGCTGTAGGCAGCGCAGGTATTGAAGGCACTGCTGCTGTATATGTTACTCAGGTGAATCGCTTGAAGAGCGACGTAACCACCAACGTCAATATCGTTAAAACTACGATTATGATTGACCTTACTGGCCTAAAAGATGGCGGTACGGCTGGTGATATTATCGGTAAGGATGGCTCTGGTGTTGCATACATCGGGCAGGTCACAACTGCTAACCAAGGCGTTGTTTTTGGTGTAACCATGACTTGTGTTGAAACACCCGCTGGCGGTAGCACAGACATTGATCTGTACTCAGCAACTGAAGGCACTGGCGTGAACGATACTGCAATCGGTGACTTGACTGAAACTCAGATCATCAATGCTGGTGCAGCTTCTGCTGGCACTATGGTTGCTGGTGGCGATATTGCTGCTGACCAATACCTGTATCTAGTTAGCCAAGGCACTGGCGATGCAGCCTACACTGCCGGACGTTTTCTTATTGAAATCACAGGCTATGACATAGCGTCTTAGTAGGAGTCTGACATGGCTGATGCAGTAGCTTCCCAAACAATAGTTGATGGGCCGTCCCATGTAGCTATTAAATTTACAAACATCTCTGATGGCACTGGTGAGTCTGCCGTGACTAAAGTGGATGTTAGTGCGCTAGAAGCAGATTCACGCACTGGGTTGTCTTGCACTGACGTTAACATAGAGCGTGTATGGTGGCAGTGCATTGGCATGAAGGTGCGTATCTTGTTCGACGCAGACACAGATGTCATGGCGATAGAACTAGGTGAGAACCAAAGTGGTAACCACGACTATTCTATATTTGGTGGTTTGGTAAACAATGCAGGCACCGGCAAAACGGGAGATGTGAAGTTCACTACCGTTGGAGCCAGCAGTGGAGATACCTACACCGTCATTCTGTACATGCGTAAGAAGTTTGGATAATACCCTTGCGTAATTACTACAAAAAGAAAGCTGAAAGCTGCCCTTCGTTTAAGAAAGGTGGTATGGCTGGTATGTCTATAAAAAGTGGGGACAAGCGCCCCACTAAATCTGGCGCTGGAATGACAAAGAAAGGCGTTGCGAAATATAGACGGCAGAACCCCGGAAGCAAGTTGCAAACGGCGGTTACTGAGAAAAGTCCTACGGGCAAACGAGCGGCACGCAGAAAATCTTTCTGTGCGCGTTCAGCGGGTCAAATGAAAAAATTCCCTAAAGCAGCAAAAGACCCTAACTCAAGGCTGCGACAGGCGCGAAGAAGATGGAGATGCTAAATTGGCATACTTACAAAGCAATATCCCACACTTTAAGTGTTGGGTGCGGCGGGAGTATACCCATAACCATGAGAAGTACCAAGGCGAGTTTATTCACGCTATGGCTATCGCGGTTACGACTATACCCTGTAGGTGTTTGAGTTTTCAGGTAATTTTTACTGGAGCAGAAACTTACGATGACGAGAACGAACCCAACGTACATGGCGGCGCTATGTGGGCACGTATGCCTATAACAGCGTTATGCGGTGACACTCCGTATGATGAGTGGCCGGTGCCTATGGACGTATGGGCAGCACAGCCTTGGGACTGTAGTTCTCGCACACACGCTGTTTATGTGCTTGATAGGGCAACACCATGCCCTTGGCTTGCAAAGATAGACGGCGAAATGTATCCAGCAAAGTACATGTTTACGGTGGATTACACAGATTCAGAAATAGGCGATGACCCTGCACAGCATAAGCAGAGTCACGTTATGGAACTTTTAGACGCTGGCGAGTGGACGGGCAACATCATAGCCCTACCTAATAATAGAGTACGTGTTACTCACCCAGCATGGTTTGAGACAGGCGAGGGGGCACCAGATTTTAGACCTTCTCAATATGTGCATTACAGCAAATCTGATTTGGATTACACGTTAGATACCAACCAGATATTTAACAACCTATACGCGGAGTAAGTTATGGCGATGAGTAAGAAACCCAAAGGCTACATGGCTGGCGGCAAGATGACATCTAAGATGAAAGCCAAGGGTATGAAAAAAGGCGGTAAGCGCGTTAGTGATGCTTTTGCTAAGGTAAAAGCTAAAATGCTGGCAGAAGGAGCGCCAATCGAAGAAAAGAAGAAAAAGAAAAAGGTAGTTGGTTCTCCTGCTAGCGGTGCAAGGCGTCGTCCCGCTATGATGGCTGGTGGCATGATGAAGTCCAAAATGTCTACTAAAGGTGGAATGCGGGGAGGTAAGAAGCCCCCCGGTATGAAAGCTGGCGGTAAGTTTCCAGATCTTACGGATGACGGTAAAGTAACTAAGAAAGATATACTGAAGGGCCGTGGCGTACCCGGATTTAAGGCTGGTGGAAAACCTAAGGGTTACGCCGCAGGTGGCATGAAGTCCAAGATGGCCACCAAGAAAAAAGCTACCAAGCAGAAGGTTCGCGGTGCCGGTATCGCTCGTAAGGGTGTACGTCCAGCGAAGATGCGCTAATGAGGCGTTATTACAAGTCAGGTGGGAAAATATGTCCGTCAGGGAAAGCGTGGGCTAAACGCACCTTTGACACATACCCGTCTGCTTACGCAAATATGGCTGCATCTAAGTATTGCAAAGACCCTAGCTACGCTAAAGGCAGCAAGAAAAAGAAGAAGTAATGGACGTGTATCGGGTGCAGACAGGTACTAAATACGGCACGTTGTTTGCGGACAATGATGCTGACCTTGCTAAACTCAAGACGTGGTTCATTGACAACATCAAACTTGATCTAGCGGAAGACAGTACGCTTACTGACAGTGTAATAAGTCAAACGATAGACAACTGGGAAGAGGATTTTGACTTGTTGGCTAAACCTGTTTCTTATGATGTTACCGAGCAAGGACTGCGTGAGGCGCTTGCTGGAGGCTATACGGCGGCTGGTGGCAATACAGTCATCAACAAAAGTATGGGCTTAGAGGCTTGGAGTTAGGGGTATGGGCGATCTTAAAAAATGGCGTGACCAAGATTGGGTTCGTATCGGCACCGATGGCAAGATCAAGGGGCCGTGCGGCACGTCTAAAGATAAAAAGAACCCAGATCGTTGTTTGCCAAGGTCTAAGGCGCAGTCATTGAGTCAGTCTGAACGTGCTACTACAGCACGTAAAAAGAAGCGTGCTGGCGCACAGGGGCAGCAAGTAGTGAGTAACACAAAAGCTGCTAAAGTCAGAACCGCAAAAGCGGGCGGTATGATCCGCGAAAATCATAAAGGTTGCGGGGCTGTAATGGGCAACCGTAGAAAGAAAACTTTGTACGTAAGAGGTACTAAGAATGGCTAAGTTAGAAGTTTTTCAGAACGGTAATTTTTCTGATGGTAGGCCCGTATTCCAAGTTGGTAGCAAGAACGAAGACGGCACTTACAACATCGTAAACGCTAGCTTGATGAGTGAAGAAGAAGCGAATGCGGTATTAGCCGAGCTACAGCCTGCGCCTAAGAAAGAAGCGGCACCTAAGAAAGCTCCAGCTAAAAAAGCAGCTAAGAAGAAGTAAATGACTACCTCTGGAACAACAGCATTTGATATGGACTTCACGGAGATCGCTGAAGAAGCGTGGGAACGTGCGGGTCGTGAGATGCGTTCTGGGTATGACTTACGCACTGCCAGACGCTCTATGAATTTGATGACTATTGAGTGGCAGAATCGTGGCATTAACTTGTGGACTATTGACGAAAAAACTATAAACCTCGTACAAGGTATTTCTGAATACACGTTACCTGCTGACACAATAGACCTTTTGGAACAGCAAATACGCACAGGCAGCGGTAATGTAGCTACACAGGCTGATCTAACTATAAACCGAATTAGTGTTAGTACATATGCTTCTATACCTAACAAACTAACTCAAGGTAGGCCGATTCAGGTTTATATAGAGCGTTTGCGGGATGCCCCTAAAATCAACGTGTGGCCTGTACCTGAGAACAACGACTACGTTTTCTACTACTGGCGTATGCGTCGTATAGAAGATGCGGGGAGCGGCATACAAACCGCTGATATGAACTTTAGGTTTTTCCCCTGCTTAGTTGCGGGGTTGGCGTACTACATATCTATGAAAGATCCAGACTTAGCGCCCCGCATACCTATGCTGAAAGACATGTATGAAGAGCAGTTTAGACTTGCCGCAGAAGAAGACAGGGTTAAAACACCGGCTCGCTTTGTGCCGAGAATAGGTTATGTCTAATCGTTTTGCTTCAGCACGGAAAGCCATTGCAGAATGCGACATCTGTGGGTTTCAGTACAAGTTACGTGAGTTAAAGAACTTAGTACGCAAAGGGCGCGACACTAACTTAAAAGCGTGCCCTGAGTGTTGGAGTCCTGACCACCCACAACTAAAATTGGGCGAGTTCCCTGTCAATGACCCACAAGCTATACGTGACCCAAGACCTGATAAAAGTCTTGGAGAAGCGGGAAGCACCAGCAGTAGGCAGATACAGTGGGGGTGGAACCCTGTAGGGGCGGGCAATGACCCATTTAATTTAACGCCTAATAACCTTGTTGCTACAGGGGAAGTAGGTACAGTAACGGTAACGACAACTTAGGTGATCTTATGAAAAATACGAGCACAGTAAAGCCGGTAAAAAATGCTCCTAAGACGGACATGAAGAACGTAAAAACCACAGGAATAAAAATCCGTGGTACGGGTGCAGCTACAAAAGGAACTATGGCTCGCGGGCCTATGGCGTAAATTATGAGTATGACCTACTCGCAGTTAACGGCAAATATACAAGACATTTGTGAAACTACATTCACGAGCGATGAGCTTGCTATGTTTGTGCAGCAGACAGAACAGTTTATATACAACACTGTTCAGCTTCCGTCGTTAAGAAAAAATGTGTCTGGCACGATAACATCGGGTAACAAATACCTAGCCGTGCCTTCTGATTATTTGTACACGTACAGCTTGGCGGTGGTTAACGCTGATGGGTCGTTTGATTTTCTGCTCAATAAGGACGTTAATTTCATTCGTGAGGCGTACCCTACGCCTACATCTACAGGTGTTCCTAAGCACTACGCAAACTTTAATGATGAGACGTTCATCCTTGGCCCTACGCCAAACGCTAGCCTTACCGTAGAGTTGCACTATGGGTATTACCCAGAGTCGATTGTTACTGCTAGTACGCTACCGTGGCTTGGAGAGAACTTTGACTCTGCGTTGTTGAACGGTTCCTTGGTTGAAGCGATACGGTTTATGAAAGGTGAGCCTGATTTAGTTGCTATATACGACAAGATGTTTGGTCAATCTCTAACGCTGTTGAAGTCTTTAGGTGATGGCAAGTTGCGTGGAGACACGTATAGAGAAGGTCAGTACAGTCAGGCAGTTACGTAGTATGTTTTTTGGTGAAGTAGGCGCAGTTTCCGTAGCCACTACCGACAATAAAGGTCACGATCCAGAATTTTGGGCGCAGTCTATTTCAGATAGAGTTGTGAGTGTTGGAGGGAATTGTCACCCAGCCATCGCAGAGCAAGCAGAGGCGTTCAAAGAGGCGGTCAGGGCAACAGCCCTGTACTATATTAAAGAGGCTATAAAGAGCGACAGAACGACGCTTATTGGCGAGTTAGAGAAACAAGGCCAGAGTGAAATGGCTAATATAATTAGGAGGCTATAATGGCTATTACGACAGCGATGTGTACCAGCTTCAAAAAGGAACTTATGGAAGCAGTCCATAACTTTAAGAACACAGGCGGTAGCACGTTTAATCTTGCGCTGTACACAAGTTCTGCGAGCTTAGGTGCTGGTACGACAGCGTACACAACTTCAAATGAAGTGTCGGGTACAAACTATACGGCGAAAGGCGCGTCCCTTACGCGAGTTGACCCCAGTACATCGGGCACCACAGCACTGACAGACTTTGCCGACCTGACATTCTCAAATGCAACAGTTACCGCAAGAGGCGCACTTATATTTAACGACAGTGCTTCTGGTGATCCGTCTGTCTGTGCTTTGGATTTCGGTGGGGATAAGACATCAACTGCTGGTGACTTCACCATTCAGTTCCCTGCTGCTGATGCCTCTAACGCGATCATTCGCATCGCATAGGACTTAACGTGTGGCGAATGTTACTGGCTGGGGTAGAGGCACTTGGGGTGAGGGCGCATGGGGCGAAGAAGCTCCAGTTCTCGTCACGGGTGTCGCAGGCACTTCGGCAGTTGGCACAGTCACAGTTGATGCAGAGGCTAACACCAGCGTCACAGGCGTTGCAGGCACGGGTGCGGTTGGCACGGTTACAGTCGTCGCAGAAGCCAATGTTTCAGTCACAGGTGTTGCAGGTACTTCAGCCGTTGGCGCTGTCACTACTACAGCGGATGCAAATACTAGCGTCACAGGTAATGCAGGCACAGGTGCTGTTGGTACGGTCACAACGTCCGCAGCGGCTAACACTTCAGTTACAGGAGTCTCTGGAACAGGCGCGGTCGGGTCTGTTACTACATCTGCGGCAGCTAATACAAGCGTTACGGGTGTCACAGGCACAGGCGGTGTTGGCTCTGTCACCGTTACAGCAGCGGCTAGCACGAGCGTCACAGGTAATGTTGGTACGTCCGCAGTTGGTACGGTCACGGTTGATGCGTCAGGAACAATCATTGTCACAGGCGTTTCTGGTACGGGATCGGCTGGCTCCGTTACCACTGATGCAGCGGCGATTGTTGCAGCTACTGGCGTTGCGGGAACGTCCGCACTTGGCACCATATCGGTATCTTGCGACAACAACATCAGTGTTACAGGCGTTGCGGCAACCGCTTCTGTCGGTACGGTATCGACTACAGCAGAGGCTAATGTCACACCTATCGGAGTCAGCGCCACTGGAGAAATAACCCCAGTAAATGTTTGGGGATTAATAGATGATGCACAAACACCAAACTGGAGTACCATAGACTCCGCGCAAACGCCCAGTTGGTCAGATGTATCGGCAAGTCAAACCCCTGATTGGGAAGAGGTAGCTTAAAATGGCAACTTATGTAAACGATTTACGGCTCAAAGAGATCGCCACTGGTGACGAATCTGGTACGTGGGGCACGAGTACAAATACTAACCTCGAATTAATTGCAGAGGCATTTAGCTTTGGCACAGAAGCAATCACGACGAACGCTGATACTCATACTACTACTATTGCTGACGGTTCTACTGATCCCGGTAGGAGTCTTTTCCTTAAATACACTGGCACACTCGATTCTGCTTGCACCATAACTATTGGCCCGAATACCGTCTCTAAGCTGTGGCTCATAGAAAAT